GCCCTCACCATCCTCGCTGCCGTCATCGTGCCGGTGGGCGTCAAGCAGGTCGTGGACGCCCCAAAGGCCGAGGCCGCGACGTACTGCGCCCCCTATGTGAACTACTGGTGCTACCAGCACTACCTGCGCTGTGGGCCGTGGATCCCGATCTACGGGACGGACGGGTTCCTCGGCTACACCGACCGCTGCGGGGGCTGGTACCTCTAGCGCACGCCCCTTGAGAGCATCGGGTTGCTGGTGACCTCGATGGTGGGCATCTCGAAGTCTGTGGTCATCGCTACAGCGAGCGCAAGGCTGTCCGGGTAGTCATCGTGCGCCTCGGCCTCGTCAGGGGCTGCAGCGAGCAGATAGGGCCCTCTGTAGACCTTCTCCAGGTCGGTCATCTGCTGGTAGAACCGCCGCCACACGCGGAGCCGCTTCGTCTTGTGGTGGGCCGGGTAGATGAGCATCCCCTTCTGGATGAGCTGCATCAGCTTGTTCCACCGCTCGTGCTGCTCGTTGGCGTTCGAGCCGAGGGCCACCACGTTGGTCCGTGGCATCAGGCGCGCCAGCCGTTCGGCGACAGCACCACCCACCCCCTGGGAGTCCACGCCGATCGCCCACACGCTGTAGGGCTTGAGGAACTCCACGATCTGGAAGTACTGCTTCTCCCACTCCTCGTTGTTGATCTCCAGCCAGTTGAGGATCCGGTGCTCGTAGTGTCCGAACTCGTCGGGCCGGTCCCAGTGGACCCAGCACACGGTGACCACGGTCGAGTCCTTGGTACGGGCCGGGTCGATGCCCACCACGACGGGGCTTTGGTTCCAGTACTTCACCAGCTCCATTGATGGGTCACCCAGCTCATCCATGCGCGTGTCGGTGACGAACATCCCCCGTTCGAGCAACCACTTCAGCTCGTAGGAGAGCTGGAACTCATCGCTATCAACGCCGATGCGGAGCTTCTCCACAGCGATCGACTTGGCGTAGTTCTTGTTGTACTTTGCGCAATAGCGCCAGTTGTACTCGAAGTGATTGCGCTTGGAACGGCCCCTCGACATGCGCCGCTTGTTGAACTGGCAGCTCTGGTAGAAGTCTCCCTTCGTGCGCGAGGGGGTACCGATCTTGACAATGGTCCCGGCGTAGAAGGCCTTCATCGGGTGGATGCTCTTGCGGACCGTGTAGTCGTCGGCCTCCTGTGCCTCATCGATCACGATGAAGTGGTACGACTTCGACTCGATCTTGGCCTTGGGGTTGGCCGTCTGGCGTCGGCAGAATGACCCGTTCGACTTGAGCTGCACGATGTTCGAGCGGGCCATGACCCGGTCGTCAAGCTCGGGGTCCATGAGCATCTCGACAGCACGGTCCGAGGTGAGCCGCGAGACCACCCGGCTGAAGATCGTCTCGGCCTGGTCATCGGTGGGGGCGAACACGCCCACCATGACCCCGCCCTTGAACTTCCCGAAGACGTCGGGGAAGGCCTTGGCCAACAGGGGGAAGAGGACCATCATCGTGGCGATGGTGCACGAGAGGGTCTCGCTCTTGCCGCTCTGGCGTGACTGGAGGGCCGTGATCTCCGCAGCGTCGCCGATGATGACGCTCTCGAAGATCCGGTACATCAGCTCCTTCTGGTACGGGTACAGGTCGATCCCGCAGAACTGCTCGGCGAAGGAGATGCACTTGAGGACGATGTCGTCCACCCATGCGGCCTCGCCCTCGGTGAGCTGTACCTCCAGAGAGTCAAGCTCGTCCTCCTGGTCGAAGTCCTCCTCGTCCAGCAGATCGGTCAGTAGCTCCTCGTCCTCGACCATGCTCACGACCGGATCCACCAGTCAGCGAGATTGCAGAGGGGCCGCCACAGGTAATACCAAGCGGTGACCAGCAGGGGCCCACTCCGGGGCCCGTGCTCGTGCTGCCAGTCGTCCAGGCGGACGAACCAGATCTGGCCCTGCGGCCATGGCTTAGGACTTGCGCCTGATTCCTTTGGCTGCTGCTGGGGCTGCTGGGGCACTGGGGGCCTTCCGCTTGATCGACCGCTTGGCGGGGATCTTACGGGCACTCGGGGCCGGTGCCGTCGCAGCAGCAATCGCGGCGTCTTTAGCGTCGGCCGCCGCCTCGAACGAGAGCTTCGCCCGGTTGAGCATCTCGACGTACTCGGGGAGCAGTGCGAAGGTGGGCCGCTGGGCACTGTTGTGCTTGGCCTGGACGATCTCCCACAGCCAGAAGAAGGCCCCAGCATCCAGGTCGACGGAGAAGACGGGGCGCAGTCGGCTGTAGACCGCTGCGCCCTCGCCTCGCTCGTATGCGGGAAGCTCAGCCATCAGGCGGACTCAAGGAGTCGCGCCAGCACCCAGCGGGCGAACTGGTCCCACGGGAACCCGTAGAACGGGTTGGTCACGGTGGCGTGGAAGAGGTTGAACATGGTCACCTCCCTCCCTACTTGGACTTGCGGATGAGGGACTTCTTGGCGGCTACCTTGACGGGAGCGGCCTTCTTGGTGGCCTTCGGTGCAGCCTTGGCCTTGGCGACGACAGGGGGTGTGATGGGGGACGGCTTGGCCGCCTTCTTCTCGGCCCGGTACTCGCGGAAGTAGACCCGCTGGGCCTCCATGCACGACTCGCCACGGCAACCGCTCTGGTAGCGGGACAGTGACCCGTGCTCGCACTTCTCGGACGGGTCGACGCCCAGGGCGCAGATGCCGGGCTCGGTCTTCTTGCGCACGAGGAGAGCCTTGATCTCTACGAGGTCGGTCTCGATGGTCGTGAGCCGTTCCTCGACGGTGCTCTTGGATGAAGCCATGGGATGATGCGGTCCTTCGGTCGGTGGGGGGTTGCTTTGCGCAGACGTTAGCGCAAGCACAACCCCTTTACGACTCACTCGCACGCCGGTGGTGCTGCTCGAAGTGCCACAGCCGCTCTGGAGACAGCCAGGAGGCCCCAGGGGGCCCGCTAGCGATCACCTGGTGGCACTCGGTGCATTCGAGGCTGATCCGACGCCAGAAGCGCCTGTAGAGGCGCAGGGTGTGCATCAGGCGTACCACCGGGGCACACCATCGAACGCCAGCGTGACGTCGGCGTCGTTGATGAGCAGCAGCAGGATCAGCTCAGCCTCTCGGTGAGCACGCTCCGGGTCGCCGTCATCGTGGAGGGCCCGAAGGCGACGGATCGCCGTAGCGTTCGTGATCCCGCTCACAGCTCGAACGATCCCTGGCCGGGCCCGGGCTGCGGAGCAGGGGCCTCGGTCACGCGCTCAGCGAGCTGCTCCAGGGCGGTCGCCAGAGCGGCGAAGTGGTCCAGCTCCACGAACTCCAGGCTCAGCTCGATGGCGATGACTGGGAAGTCCTCATCGATCTCGATCTCCACGGGAACCAGAAGCTCCTGGCTGCCCTTGAGCACCCCGAGATCTCGCAGGGTGCGGTTCAGTCGCCGGGTGATGGCCTCGGCACGATCTAGCTCAGGGTTGGTATCCATGGGCACTAGTGTACCACGCAAAGACTTTGCGCACTAGCGGCGGCGGGCCTGGATCTCCTCGACCAGTGCCAGAGCGTTCTCCAGGTTCATCCGGGCCTCATCCAGCGAACCCCACTGGTTGTGGTAGATCACCTGGTCCATCTCCTTCATCCCCTGGGCGATCGAGACCTGCACCCAGTCCCTCAGCTCGGTCTCGCTCATCTGGGCCAGCCGCCTCTGGAGCTTGGTATTCGTAGCCAAGGAGGGCCGCTTCTTCCGCATCAGCGCCACCGCGCCACCTGCCGATCTGTTCCGCCGGAACACTGTCGAGCCATACGGCCTCTTCCTCCCATGCGAGTAGCTGGTCGAGGGAGACCTCTTTGTCTCGGTCATACACGCCGACGCCAAAGTACAGGCGGCCGAGCTGCAAGCGCAAGCACCGACCACGGTTGTGCGGGATGTCCACCATGTACGACACGTCCTCGACCACCTCGTTGCGGCCGAGCCGTAGCCCGTAGCGTGGTGTGCGCCCGTAGACGACGAAGAGCCTCCCGTGCACGGGCTTGGTCTCCACGGTTCAGCCTCGTGGGTTGACGTGCGTGGTGGGGCGTGCTGCCTCGTCTGGGTCGGCTTCCCGGTAGGGGAAGTTGTTGAGGACGCGGTTGATGAACTTGCCCTTGCTCTTGGCCCGGATGAACTGCCAGAAGACGGCCAGCGGCACGGACTCATAGATCCAGTAGATGCCGGAAGTGAACTCGACGTAGACGGCCCGGATCCCGTAGTCGTAGCGGGCCTGGCGCATGCGGGTGGACGTCACCGGGAACCAGGGGCCCGGGTCGGCAGTCTGCTCCTGCACGAAGTTTCTCGTGCTGTGGAGCTTCTGGGCGTCGCCCCCCTCGGCGGTCTTGATGCGGGGGACGGCCGAGAGGTTCTTCGGCCGGTTGGATGTCTGGCCAGTGCGGGCCGGGGACCTACGAGTCGTAGCCATGTGCAAAGGATAGCACTTGATCAGTCATCGTCGTCATGCCCCAGGATCCACCCAAAGGCCCGGGCGGGCGGAATGACGGCC